TTGCTTGCTCGGAGCCTGTCCCATTGCGCGGGGGTCAGGTTGTACTTGATAGGGACATCGGAGGGCTTAACCAGCCCAGCGGCCAGTTCCACGCAAATCGTCGGGCTGAGATGCGTATAATCGAGGCTGTCGTCTTGTTCAGTGATTTCAGTAGACATGGGGGGTCGATTCCAGTACATTTGTGACACGCTCACTATACCTGCACCCTAACGAAATGGCTACAGCGATTGGACAAGCTATTCCCGTATCCACAGGTCGGAGCCTATTGAGAGTCGTTTCAAGCCAAGAACTGAAGGCTCGGGACGATGCAGTAGAAGCCGAACTGGAAGCGGAATACGATCAGCAAGACGAGGTCACTGATTCCCTCGCCGCACACATACGCGCACGTATGACAGACATGAGGAACTTCCGAAACTCGGAAGGCATCTCAGAGAGACTTCTCCACGCCCTTCGCACCTACAAGGGCATGTACAGCACTTCACAGCTTCAGTCGATCCAAGGATTCGGCGGTAGCGACATCTACGCCCGCGTGACGGCCACCAAGTGCCGTGCCGCTACTGCACTCCTCCGAGACGTCTATCTCGGTCAGGAGCGCTCATGGGACGTTGAACCAACCCCAGAACCCAAGACTCCGATGGACGTTGACGCAATGATTCAGCAGCTCGTCAACGTGGAGATACAGACACTCCAACAGGCCGGTCAGCCAGTTGACCAGCAAATGATCGCAGATCGCGTCGAACTTCTACGTAAGGCCGCTGAGCGTGCAGCCAAGAAGGTAGCCTTCGACGAAGCGGTCAAAGCTGGCAAGAAACTCGATGACATTCTGACAGAGGGCGGATTCTACGACGCCTTCGCCGAGTTCCTGATCGACCTGCCTATATTCCCGTACGCATGTATGAAAGGCCCAGAAGTGCGGCGGGTGAATCAGACCAAGTGGGTGAACGGTCAGGCGGTGCAGGAGTCCGTTCCCAAGATGTTCTGGCGGCGCGTGTCGCCGTTCGACATCTATTGGTCCCCCGGCGCGGCTCACCCGAAGCAGGCGGAATTCATTGAGCGTATCCGTCTGACTCGGGCCGAGCTTGCGTCTTGCAAAGGACTACCCGGATACAATGACAAAGCGATCGACCGAGTCCTCGAAGTTGCGTACCTCGACGGCATCCACGAGTGGTGGGACACCATCGACACCGCACGGGCAGAACTCGAAGACAGGGAGCGCTGGTCACGAACGGCTACCTCCCTCATCGACACTGCTGAGTTTACCGGGCATATCAGCGGAAGACTTCTTAACGAGTGGGGAATGGAAGTCGATGACCTCACCCGAGAGTATTTCGTAACAGCATGGATGGTTGACCGCTGGGTCATCAAAGTTCAGATCAACCCGAGTACGCAGCAACGCGCTCCGTACTACCTCTCGAACTTCGAGAAGGTCCCCGGTGCGATGGTTGGATACGGTCTGGTAGACCTGTTGGAAGACGTACAGACTGTGTGCAACGCTTCCGCACGAGCGCTTGTAAACAACGCATCTATTTCGTCTGGCCCGCAGGTCGTCATCAACGATTCTGTCCTGATGCCCGGTGAGAATGATGACCTGTACCCGTGGAAGCGGTGGCATGTCGATTACGACCCCTCGCTTGTATCCAGCGGTACCAAACCCCTAGAGTTCTACCAGCCGAACATCAATGCGGCTGAACTCATGGGCATCTTCAAGGAATGGTCGATCCTCGGTGACGAGATCAGCTCCATTCCGCGTTACATGACCGGAAACGAGAAAGTCGGCGGTGCGGGCCGGACGGCTTCCGGTTTGGCAATGCTGATGGGAAATGCCTCGAAGACGCTGCAAAACGTAGCGGCCTCGATCGACAGGGACATTGTACGTCCCATGCTCCATCAGCTGTATGATATGATTATGCTGACCGAGCCGGGTGCGTTCCGAGGCGATGAACAGATCGTCGTCAAGGGCGTCAACCATGCGGTCAAGCGCGAACAGGATCGGATGCGCCAGCTCGAGTTCTTGCAGCTGACGGCGAACCCGATCGACATGGCGATTGTTGGACCGGACGGACGAGCGAATGTCCTGCGGAGCGTGGCCCAGAATCTCGGCCTTGAGCATGAGAAGACGGTGCCGGATGACGACGAGCTGCAAGCCCGTATGATGGCTCAGCAACAGGCAGCGGCTCAACAGGGAGGAGGTGATCCTAACCAGCAGCCCGGACCTAGGGAGGGTCGTGCCGGGCCTGAAGCCGCACGCGAGGAAGTGGAAGGTGATTTTCAAGGCCCCACCGGGCGACCCGGTATGAGGGCAGGAGGCTAATACGATGCCCTGTGGTATGAAACATAAGTACGGAAACGGTGGACAGGTAAAGGTTCACTACGCCGATGGTGGTAAGGTTGCCAAGAAGAAAAAGAAGAAAGTAGCCACCCCTGAGATGCTTGGGACTGGTATGGCGGCCAAGGCCGGTAAGACACTTCGTGACAGGCGTGCGGAACAGATGAAGGATATGGGTCTCGCTGACGGCGGCAAGCCTAAGATGAAGCCCCACAAGCCTGCCAAGGTGAAGTCTCCGATCCTTGAGGCTTCCAAGAAGAAAGGTTATGGTCCCGGTGGTCCGATGACACCCGGTGCTCGTGGAACTTACCCTCGCAAGAAAAAGTGAGATTTAGGCGATGACGACATACATTACAGTTGACTATGACGGTCAATCAGGCGGCGAATTTGTCGAGGAAGGAGCGCTTGTCACGTGGACAGTGCCGAGTTCTTCGTCCGGTTTCATCGTCACTGACATCCCGAACGGTACGGCTGGCACGCTCAAGATGGCGCTTGTCAGCGGCGTTCTACCGTCTAACAACGCAACTCTGACTCAGGGCGGCGTAACTGCGCTCGCCAACAACGAGTCCGGTGCCAAGATTGAGAATATGCTGTACCCGGCATACGCTCGTGAGGACATGGCTGTCGCCTCCTCTGGTGCGATCACGTGGACAGGCCCGGCACTCGGTACCACCCACAGTTTCTTCTTCGACGGCCAGACGTCAAACGTCGTGGCTGGCGAGATTCTTACCTTCTCCGGCGGCCAGACCTGCGAAGTCATCACGGTTGAGTCGGACGCTGGTGCCACTGGTGAGCTGTCAGTCCGGATCATCGGCGACATCGACATCAACGACCTCCCGGCAGACAACGAGACCTTCACTGGCGACATCGCTGGTGACGGTACAGTAAACGGTGCGTTCCACCCCCGAGGCTACACCCCGGAAGAACTGCACAGACTGCTCTCTGACCTCAACGACGACGAGACGATCTTCGGTGACGATGACCTCTCGATGGTTGACCCGACCGCGTCGGAACGTCAGACCGGCGTGCAGGTCAAACTGCTCGGCACCATCAATATCAACGACACCGTCGCACAGCACATGTACGGCGGTTCTATCGAGCAGGGCAGCGGTACCACGCAGGAGGTCTACTCCGGCCTTGGCGTCAACGTAACGTCGCCTCTCACTACTACGATTCCGGTTCTGATCCAAGAAGACACGATCATCACCGAGTACTGGGATAATGCGTACTTCCCGAACTCCGTATCTGGTAAAGTACGTATTCTCGTCAAGACCATTGAGAATGGCGTCAAGATCGACGGCCAGCGAGTGCGCGGTGCGCTGCTCGAGTTCGGTGAGACGTACTTCTTCGCCGGTACGACCATCGGCTTTGGTGAGGTGTCCCTCGCCCTCGTATCCGCCGCAGACGGTAACAACAACACCGCTGTCGGCACGGTTGCAGGTGCGCCGTACAACACGATTGTACTGACTGAGGGCTACCACACCCTCGACTTCAACGAAGGCTCAGGTGCCACCCCGTTCGGGCTGGACATCGACTTCGGTTCGGCCAACAGCCTTCAGACCTACGAGCGCACGAAGTACATCCAGCGGCGCGGTACCTCTGAGACCCTGTTCGGACGCAACGCCCAGCTGTTCACCGGCATCAACACCAACTTCGCTTACAACAACGAGTCAGGTGCGATTGCCGAGGATGACATCCTTCAGTGGGGTACCGAGATTCCCTTCACGGGCGGTACCGGCACACTGGTAACAGTCGGTGAGGCAGTCCAAGGCACAACGTCTCTGGCACGTGGCCGGGTCATCTTCGTAGATAACGCGGCTGGCAGCGGCACCATCATCGTCGCCGACCCGACCGGCAGCTTCAACAACACTGAAGGTCTGACCACCCTGCGCGGCGCGTCTGAGTGGACGGCCACCTCCGGTACGGTTGTGAACAACACGGCTTCTGGTCAGATGCTTCTCGTCGCCAAGAACGATGCTGGTGCGACGGGTAACGTCTACGGCCAGCTGCTCACGGGTACGGTTCCGGCCAACGGTCAGACCTTGTTCGGTGCGACGGACGGCGACATTCTGGACGTCAACGGTGCAGTTAGCACTCGGACGGTTAACAGCCAGTTCGTCGGCTCCTACACCGGCTCGAACTACAACCCGCTGAACTTCGGTATCGCAATCTCGGTGGCTGACGCCATCGCTGGTGACTCGTTCACCAACCTGCTCGAAGCTACCATCGCACCGCCTGACAATCGCTCTGGCTCGGTTACGAACCTCTCGATTGGCGACTACGTCACGGTCTACCCGTGGGATGGTGTGGCTACCGACGTCAACGGCGATGCAGAGCCGGACTTCAACGAGATGGTGGCTACGACCACGATCACGGGCGGCGTCAGCACCTCGGTGGTTGTCGGTGCGGCTAACATCCCTGCCAACACCCCGGCAGCCGGTTACATCCGCGTCGAGCGTGACTCGGACGGTAACTACGACCTGCTCGAGTACAGCTCGTGGACAAACACGACTGGTACGTTCACTCTGGTCGGTACGGCTACGAACACCTGTACGACACCATTCAACGTGTTCAGAGCACTGATCGACCAAGTAGCGACAGCGACGTCGCACTCCTACACAGCGACCTACACCACTCCGAACGATGTAGCGGTGACGGTGCGGCGTGGCGGTGTGACACCAATCAAAACCTTTAAGACGACGGCGCAGTTCGGAGCATTTAGCATCTCGACGATTAGAACGCCAGACTCGTAAGCATGAGGAGACGGAATGGCTACTGTTTCCGTTTCATTTGACGGCTCGAGACTCAATGACTCGGACTCCAATACGAACTGGGGCAACTTCGTCGTCGGTGGCGGTGCTCCCGCTTCGGAGTTCCCCCTTGCGTATCAGGTAACGTCCGGTACGACTACTGGTGCTGTCAATAAGAAAATCACCTCCTCCACTGCCAGACAGGGCGTAGACTACAACCACGGTACCGGGCAGGATATGACTGCTGCGGCCACAAAGCTGTGGTTCGCCAAGTGCTACGTCTCTGACTCGTTCGACCTGAACACTACGTGGGGCGTGGAACTAGCCATTGGATCAGGCGACACCGCCAACGACCACCGCTACAACGTCGCTGGCTCTGGTGCCAACCTGACGGCTTACAGCCAGTACCCGGCGCAGGGCGGCTACCTGATTACATCCATCGACCCCGAAATCACCGCATGGCGAGAGGCGGTCAACGGTACGCCCAACTGGGCCTCTGTCGTCTGGTTCGCTGTCGGCGCACAGTTCGTAAACGGTACGGCCAAGGCCGAGAACGTCGCACTGGACTCCATCGACATCGGTCGCGGGCTGGTACTGACTGGCGGTGACGGAGGTGATACGGACGGAACTTTCCTCAGTTTCGTCACCACAGATCAGGACATCAAGGCGAACCGCTGGGGTGTCGTAACCGGCTCCGGCAACAACGTGCGTTCGCACGGAATGCTCGCAATCGGTGAAAATACATCACAGACAGCGGTGGCTACCGGCTTCACTGACACGACCTCGGTTGTGGCTTTCCCTGATGGCTACCACTCTCGCGGCACGGTAGGTGTCCGGATCAACCTCGGCTCCGCCTCCACTGCTGTCACCATCAACTCCCTACTCATCGGAGAGGGGACGCGGAACGGCGTAGACGCCAACGATACGCGGCCTGACTTCCTCGTTGTCGGTACAGCTGGATCGCTGGCAATCGGTGCTCAGATGCGTAACTTCCGCGATGTTACCCTGACTTCGGTTGTGGCCTGCGACGGCGCAGACATTGAGTGTCACCTGCTGACACAGGCCAGTGCAGACATCGAGAACTGCATCATCCGCACGAACGCACTGGCAAGTACGGCCTGCTTGCAAGACCCGACATTCGGCGTGTCCACCGACCTGAACAACACGGAGTTCCGTCAGACAGGCGCAGGCCACGCCATCGAACTCGACACGGCTACCACGTACAACTTCCAAGACATCACGTTCACTGGCTACGGCGGTACCCCCGGCACGAACAGTACTCCCAATTCGGGAGCAACTGATGCCGCAATCGTCAACTCATCGGGCGGTGCAGTCACCATCAACGTCAACGGAGCGGGCAACCAGCCTAGCGTGCGGAACACAGCAGGCTCGACGACAACCGTCAACCAAACCGTCACTGTGACGATCACCGTGGTGGATACGGCGGGTTCACCGATTCAGGATGCCAAGGTCTTCCTCGAGACGACCCCCGGCGGTGTGGACATCATCACCTACGGAAACACGAACGCCAGCGGTCAGGTCTCTACCAGCTACGGAGGCAGCACCCCGCAGAACGTGGTAGGGTACGTGCGGAAGGGATCGGTTTCGCCGGTCTACAAAGCAAGCCCGATTACGGCCACCATCACCAGTAGCGGGCTGGCGCAGACAGTAACCCTAGTGGCGGATGAATAATGGCAGTCTCAGTGGATTGGATCACAGGAGTCATCACGGTACCCCGAGCCGATATGACCCTGATTCAAGCATCGCCAGAGGTGCGAGAGCTTGACACGACTGCGTTCTTCGACGAGCTGAAGGCTCTTGAGGCGTCGGCAGAGGGTATGCCTTGGCCGGACACCCAGCGCCACAACCTGAGTTATACCATTTCCGGTATAACCTACGCCGAGTCTCTCGAGATCATTCCGCCGTACACAGTGACGTTCGAGGACGCCCAGTACGCCGTATCTCTGAAGGGAACGAACAACAACATCATTGACCGGGCCAACACCAACCAAGTCCGTATTCTTGCCAACAACTCTGCTGGCCTGATCGACGTACCGATCACGCAGGCCGACAAAGATGCGATTGTGGCACAGGTGTTTGCACAGATCATGGAGGGGACGGAGACGTTCGCCCAACAGATCAAGCTCATCAGAGCCGAGGCTGCGGGTTCCATCACTGTGACTGGAACCGAGAACCGCATCAAGTCGGCAGACGGCAACAAGGATCGCATTGTGGCGAATGCTGACGAAACCGGGCGAACTGTGACCTCCACGGACGGCACGTAATGTACGGCACAGGCTATTACGCGGTCAGCTACTATGGCCCATCCTACTATGTAGGTAGGACTGGCCTAGTTACTGGTATAGGTCTGTTCACCTATGAGACCCTGATTGCCGAGTCTCGTAGCCGCCTGAAAGACCGGGATGCGTCAAACTACCGATATTCTGACACCATGCTCATCTCGATCCTGAACCGTGGCCTCAACGACCTTAACAGGATCAGGCCGGATGCGTGGTATTCCTTCTATGGAATATACCCCAATGGGGTACCTGAGATCACTGACAACTTCATCACCCTGCCGGGGCAGGTGAACTGGGAGGCTGATTTCCAGCCAGACACCCGGTTCTACCCAGCTATGGTAGACTACGTATGCGGCTTCACAGACATGATGGAAGATGCCTACGTCGATGAAGGCCGCGCACAAGCGTTCCTATCTGAATTCAGAAAGAAGGTACTAATCACATGAATAGACTCGTCGTATCCGTTCCCCATACGGGAACACGGTTCATCAAAGAACGAATGGGCTTGCCCCGCCATGTCCACACCATTTCCGCCTACCCGCATATAATTACCCAGATAGAGGAGCACGATAGAAAGCTCGTCATACCTATGCGGCATCCGCAGGATGTACTGCGGTCGTGGGTGCAGCGAGACAAGCACAAGCAGCAGGACTGGATTGTCAGGTTTGCTATGGGCTGGGCGCTTTTGCAAGAACTGTCCCAAACATGCGATTGCGATTTCGTCTATCTCGAGGAGCAGAACCACCCCGAAATCACTGACTGGACACCTGTAGGGAGCAAAGACAAGAAGTGGAATGACGGTGCGGAAGCTGAAAATATCTCCATTTTTTCGGTGTTTCGCCTGCCCATAGTGTCCGAGCACTACAGACCCAGACCCTTGAAAGATCAACCCTAACACTTGTTCTATATTCTAGAATCAAGTACGATCGGCGTGAACTCTCTCACATAGCTATGGAGAATTAGGATGAAAGGCAAACATTGGGGCAGCTTGACTGCTTCTGTAGAACCGGGATACCGCACGAACGTGCATGGTTCCCACGGTGGCTCGCCGAGCGGCAAGTTCGTTGCTGTTAAGCGGTCCAAAGAATATGCGACGAACGTCGTGGGCAGTCATGGCGGCACCCCCAGCGGCAAGTTCCTCGGCCAGACGAAGGGTAAGATTCGGCACGGTTCGGACTTCCCGGCGAAGGCATCGTAATGGCGAAGGTCGTTAAATCGCTCAACCTGTCCTCGTTGGACGGGGTATATGACGTCGAAATCAACAAGGCAGCCCCCAGCGCACGACGTCAGCGGGACGCATCGAAGAATGGCTCGGCATCCGCCAAGGCCGACAGCCAGCAGTACGACGATGCACGCGCACGAGCGATTCACTACGGGTTTGACCCGAATGCGAAGCTGCCTATCGGCTTTTTCGAGTGAATCTGAAACTAGACAAACAAACAGCGCAGTCATTAACTAATCTCCGGGCAAGCCCCGACTTCAAGCAAGTACTAACTTGGCTCGAGGGACACCGGAACAAGTTTTTCGAGGAGTGCTCCATTGCCGAAGGCCGTCCCCTGTATCGAGCGCAGGGGAAGGTCTTTGTCGTGAATGGCATCTTCGAGGCATTTGGTTCGGCCCCCGACGTAACGGAAAAATTCAAACAGGAGAGGTAATACGCCATGAGTGCGCTACCAGAAGCAGTACGCAAGCAAGTTGAACAAGCCAACAAGATCGTCAAGGAAGTCTATGGCGAGGATGGCAAACTGAAAGCCGAGGCACTTGCCGCAGGGCAGGCTGCACCCGCCGAACCACAGTCTCCCCCGGAGCCGAAGCCAGAGGCCCAACCAGAGGCCAAACCAGAGGCCAAACCAGAGGCAAAGCCGGAGCCGGTTGACTGGGAGCACAAATTCAAGGTGCTTCAGGGTAAATACAATGCTGAAGTCCCCCGCCTTCAGAAGCAGCTCAACCAGAGCGAGGATGACCGCCGAGAGATGAAGCAGCGTATGCTGAACCTCGAAGGTATGGTCGCTTCCATACAGGCTGTGAAGGATAAGCCAGCGGAGAAGCCCAAGGCACCAACCATTTCCGACGCGGAACGCGAGCAGTTTGGTGATGATCTGATTGATCTGATCCAGCGTGTATCGCTTAACGCTACACTGCCGGAAATCGAATCCCACCTGAAGCCGCTTGAAGGGCGTGTGAAACAGGTGGATGAAAAGGTTGCATCTAGTCAGAAGACTATGGCAGAATCCAAACGTCAACAGGTATTCGACCGCCTTGCGGCAGCTGTACCAGACTGGGAGACCCAGAACGAGGACGACAACTTCCTCGCATGGCTCGACCAAACTGAAGGGCTAACCGGAAGACCGAGAGCGTACTTTTTGACAGAAGCGATGAAGAACAACGATGCCGAAACGGTGATCGCGTACTTCACGAGCTTTCAAGGCGAAAACGCTGCTGCTACACCAGCGGTACCTGCTCCGGAACCAACCCCGGAACCACAGGTCAAGTTGGACGAATTGACGGCCCCCGGAACGCCTCAAACCGGGACAGCAAGCGCTCCGAACGAAAGCGGTAAGCGGGTATGGTCCCGCGCAGACATAGCCCGGTTTTATCAGGATCGGAACGAGTTTGTAAAAAAGGGCAGACCGATTCCGAAAGAGATGCAGAAACTCGAAAGAGACATCTTTGCAGCTCAAGCCGAAGGCCGGGTTCGTTGAAACCGACTCTAAGGAGTGATTGAGAAATGGCATATCCACTAGGCACACCGTGGTCAGGTGCAGCACCCACCACGCCGTATGCAGGCAACTTCATCCCTGAAGTATGGTCTGGCAAACTCGTAGAGAAGTTCTACGAAGCCACCGTACTCGGGGCCATCGCCAACACGGACTACGAAGGCGAGATCAAGAATCAGGGCGATACGGTAAACATCCGTACCCGTCCCGATGTTGCGATCGCTGACTACACGGCCAACATGGACCTCGTAGTTACTCGTCCGTCGAGCGCCAAAATCCAGCTGACCATCGACCAAGGCAAGTACTTCAACGTCGCACTTGACGACGTCATGGAGCTTCAGTCTGACATCGACATGCTGAGTATCTGGGCAGAAGACGCCGCAGAGCAGATGAAGATTAAGGTCGATCAGGATGTCCTCGGATACCTGACGACTGTAGCTGGCACGAACGGCTACGACGACATCGTCGCTGCTAACAAGGGCAACACCGCAGGTGCTATCTCTGGCGACATCCAGCTGGGCTTTAACACGCTTCAGACCAACGCAATTCTGGTGGACAACGGCGGCACGAACACCTCGCCGATTGACTACATCCTGCGTTGTGGTCAGGTACTTGACGAGCAGAACGTCCCCGAGTCGGGCCGCTTCATGGTCATCCCGGCATGGTTTGCCGCGCTGGTCAAGCAGTCTGACCTGAAGGACGCCTCTCTCGCAGGTGACGGCACCTCGATCCTGCGTAATGGCCGCCTCGGTATGATCGACAGGTTCACGCTGTACGTCAGCAACCTGCTGCTCGACACCGAGACGACTGGTGCGTTCCCGGTCCTGTTCGGTACGTCGTCTGGACTGACGTTCGCTGCACAGTTCACGAAGATGGAAACGATCCGCTCCGAGCGTTCGTTCTCCAACCTGCTCCGTGGCTTGCAGGTCTACGGCCGTAAGGTCGTGAAGGGCGAAGCCCTCGGCGTCGGCTTCATCCGCAAGTCTTAATCGGACGCTGATTTGGACCCCGGTCTCATCTTCATGGTGGGGCTGGGGTCCTCCCCTTAACCGGAGGGTCCGATGGCTAAGACTTACCAGACACTCGTTTACGAGGCTCGAGAGCTTCTTCAAGACACGGATACCGACCAAGAACGGTATGCCGACTCTACCCTCCTCAACATCCTGAATCGTGGCCTTCACGATCTGTCGAAGATCAGGCCCGACCTCACGTACACCGTGTACGCGAACAACTCCCTCGAAGTCCCCGAGATCGTTGAGTCAGCCCCCGGCACCGGACAGGTGGCGTGGACAGACACGTGGCCGTGGGAGATGTGGTTTTACAACAGGATGGTGGAATACGTTGTCGCTCTGGCGGAAGTCACCGATGACGAGTACACTGTGGACGGCAGAGCTGCACTTCTCCTACAGCAGTTCCGTAACGGAGCAATAGGACTGTAATGGCTACCGAGTACACAGAATCTCTGGATACCCTGCTTCAAGACACGATCCCTGAACTACCGGGTGTAGTCCGGGCTGTTGCGGAGAGGGAACTCAGGCTGACCTTTCGAGAGTTTTTCGAGAGGTCTTTTGCGTGGAGGTCTGTCCTGACGGTTGACGCCCCTGCTGGCGACACCGCCATCTGGCTACAGGACGCGAACGACCTTGACGCCAACTCGGATGTCATTGGCATCCTACACATCAACTTCAATGGTACGCCGCTGAACAAGCTGGCGGCGAAACCTGACAGGGGAGAGGATCAGGCCAACGACCTGCCGGGCGGGTACTGGATGACCTCCAACCCCGACGAGTTCAAGCTCTATCCCCAGCTGGCAAATGCACAGGCTGGCGCTCTTGAAATCCACGTGGCTCTGATGCCGAAGCTGGACGCTACTACGTTCCCGCGTCAGATCACCATGAAGTACTACGATGCACTACGTGAAGGCTTCCTTGCCCGCATGTATGGGCATCCGAACAAACCCTATTCGGCTCCCATCGTTGCCCAACAGATGCGGCACAACTTCAGACGCCGTATCGGGTACTACAATGCACAGGCCAAGCAGGGCTATAATGACGCTCAAGCATGGTCGTACCCGGTGGGGTGGAGGAAGTAAGACATGGCAATCCTGTTTGCAAACAACTGTAGCACCACCCTTTCTGTCGGTATTACCGCTGGCTCAACCTCTATTCAGGTAGCTGACTCGAGCGCTTTCCCGCAGCCTACGGGCGGTGACGTCATCTACATCACGCTCGAAGACCCGGCAGGTGACATCGAGATTATTCGGTGCAGCGCCAACGACGCCATCAACACCTTTACGGTGGACACAGGCGGTCGTGGCATTGACGGCACTACGGCCCAAGCGTTCAACGCCACTGAGACTCGTGTCGAACTGCGGCTCGTCAAGACCATCATGGAGGCGTACCTTCAGAAGACAGGCGGCACGCTGACTGGCGACCTCAACATGAGCAGCAATAATGTCGCTGATGCGAAACTGACTGGTGCCAGCACGCAGATGCTCGCCGGAGAGATCGTGGCTGTCCCGCTTCGTGGTCTGGCTGGCGCATCGGGCAATGAGATTGCGGTAAATACGGATGGTGTGACCCGAGCCACAGCTGGCGGCGCAGCCATACTGTGTACCGGCGACGACATCATGGCCGAACTGGACGTTAGCGGCACCATCACGTTCAACAGCGCCACGGTAGCGGTTGTCGTACCGAGCGCCGTACCATTTCTGGTACAGGACACGGACAACTCTCATAACGTGCAGATTGTCCATGATGGTACGAACCCGCAGCTCAGCTGCACGAACAAC